GTTCACGCATCATGATTTCGGTATCAGATGCCAGACGATGACCACAGAACAGGTAAAGACTTCCGGCAGGTTTTAATACCCGCCAGAACTGCGCCAGACACTGGTCCAGCCATTTCAGGTAATCATCGTCGCCCTCCCACTGGTTATCCCAGCCCTCGGGCTTCACTTTAAAGTATGGCGGGTCTGTGACTATCAGATCGACAGAGTTTTCCGGTAAGGTCTGGATAAATTCCAGGCAATCAGCGTTGATTAACTCACAACTGGATATTTTTACAGTATTAATCATAGATCAATAAGCACTTCTCTGATAGGCTCATACCGCTTTTGCGCAAAGCAGATGGGCCTGAGGTTTGCTTGTGACCCCAACGCATGAGCAGATGGCTGGCAGGTGCCGCTAACACCCACCAGCCGCCCATTACCACAAATTAAAAAGCCTTCACTGCGGAAGGCGTCTGTAACAACCGAACTGATAATCTGCCAGACCCGCCATAACAAGCTGAGTCAGTATTAACTGGCAGCGTTCGCGTGAAAGGTAAGTATTCTGCGCAATTTCCCCGACGGTCGCCGGTTCGGTGACGCTTAATTCATTAAACACCACTCTGGCGGTTTCGGTCATATCCTGCTGTTTTAGCATGCTTTTTTCCCTTTTCCGGTTAACGTGACATACCAATACCTCTTGTCGAAAAAGCCAGCAAGCTGAAAGACCAGTATTCACAACTACCAGCGCGTTTAATGTTCTGTGCCGTTTTTCAGACATAAAAAAACCCGCATAAAGCGGGTTCTTTCAGGTGTCCATGTCTGCTATTCGCCTCGCGGTATAGCTTTGCGAAGCGTAGCTGGATTGAAACAGTTTATGCGTAAAAAATCAAGACATTTTTTGAGCAAACGATTCTCGCATAGGGATGTATAGCGCATATTCAGCAACAGCCAACCAATTAGCAATTCGCTTTTCGCATGTACTAAAACACCATTCCGGGTGCACCTCATTCAACAATTCAGCCATTTTGCGTTTACTCATCCCCCGCCCTTCGTACCTTTGCCGCAGGATATCAATCAATCCAGGATAACGTGCAAGCGCTTTACTTATCACCCCATCAATGCGTAACGCCTCTGCATCAGTACAGTGAGACAACCAGCTCTTCTGTCTGCCAGCGATCATCTCTCGCAAGAATGCTTCCAGCTCTGGTTTATCAATCCCTGACTCCCTGATTCTACGCAGGGCTTCATTGATTGCGGTTTTTGTCAGTTTTTTGGATGCCAGCAACTGATTGAACATATTTCCTGGTTTGCCACCACCTATATACGACCAACGCCCCCACATCCGTAATTTCCCCTGGATCCAGACGGCTTCCAGCGTTTTTAGACGTAAATGCTCGCCGCTTTTGCCTGTAATTTCCGGGTATATCATATTTACGATCACTCACTCTCAATTTTGTAAATCTTCACGCCCAGCCGTCCCCCAGGAACGCGCTGACCGCGCACAATATTGATTTCATCAAACTGCTCGTCGTCTATGAGAAGTCCGGCATGCGTCAGCGCATCCAGTGGTGCTTTCAGGATATTGTCCAGGTCACGACGACGTTTATCCGGTGGCTCTGCAATAATCTTTATCGCCAGCCTTCCGGACAGGTTTAATTTCAGCCGCTGCTGGCGAACAATAAGCGCCACATCACGGCGATAACGCTCACCGGCTTTTGATACAAAATATGTGCTGCCACGACGTCGCCAGTAAGTGTTCACCGTTGGCGGGTAAGGCAAAACAAATTCTATGCGTTCAGTCATTCATGCTTTCCACTTCAGGACACCCGAATTTCTCGCGTGCATTAAAAAACGAATCAGCAACAACAGCTGGCTGCTCAAAATCTTTTACCCCGGCGTGTAGTTCGCTATGGCATTTACGGCACAGCGGAATAACAAACAAATCATCAGCCTTTGTTCCCATCCCTCCCAGTCCATGACCAATGATGTGATGCGGATCATCTGCCTGATTACCACACGTCATGCATTTCTGCGTTTTTACCCAACGCGTGTATACAGGCATCTCTTCCCGTCGTGGTTTCTGGCGCTGGAGATACTGAGCCGGTGACTCCGGATCAACGGCAATGCTTACCACCGTCTTTTCCTGTGGCGGGTTTTGCTGGTGGGCGTGAGGCAGTAGCGCAATATTTTTTGTGCGCTGCTTCAGCATGCTGGTGGCGGTCTGCTCTCCCGGCACGATGTCGCTCTCGCGGTATACTGAGCGAATTTTTTCCGCGCGTAATCCCAGTGAACGACGTAACACCGTCTCCGGTAGTGCGTCCGCTACGTTATTTATGGTTGCCCACCAGGATAATTCAGCCAGCGATAATTCCCGCTCCTGCGTGCCATTCATTGCGTGGCGGATGACATCAATCATCCATGCTGACAGGTTTTGGTGAGCAAGCTGCCCGAGTGATTCGGAAGTCTGGTTACGCAGCTGGTTGTCGCAGTGCCAGCACAACACCATCGCGCCGGTACCGTAACGATGTATGACGGTTTCACTGTGATGGTAGTCACCATGAGGCCACTGGCAGGATTTAATGTGGCGTAACAGCCAGTCAGACAATGCACCAGCACCACCAGCAGCACGAATCACCCGCTCATCGCTGAAAAATGGCAGTAATGATTTATCCTCCGCCAGCGGCTGGCGAACAGCAGGAACGACTCCGGACGGCAGACCGCGCATGCTTTTCGGTTCCGGCTCCACCAGAACTCGAGGGTTATGAAATACCTGCATGGATTCACGGCCCGGTTTTAGCACCACCAGCCCAAGTTCCGGTACCGGAACAGGTCGAAGTAATACCCGCACGTTACCTCCAGATGCGTTGCTGGAATGTGCGGGACGGACGCGGTGGGCGTTCGGAATAAGGGAGCCTGACATAGATTATCCAGTGACGATAATCGAGGCTGAGGGCTTTCTTAATCTCGTATCCGCGTCTGCGGTAGTTATGAATTAGCCATTCGGCCTGTTCTTCAGTACATGGTGGGTGTTGGTACCAGTCGGTTTTAAATGCGTGTGAACGCCGCCCATGCCGGATGGCAAGGTCGGTATCAGAATTGTGAAATTTGGTTTTGTGCGCCATCTGTTTTCTCTACTGGCGCAGCAGGTGTCAGGTGTTCAGGCTGACGTGCGAATTGTAAACCAGAATGCCAGGAAAAAACAAAACCCGCCGAAGCGGGTTAAGTGCGGGTGCGTTGAGGATGCCTGACTCATCAGAGGTGGCGAGGGATTTCCCCCTCGCCTGGTCTCTTACTCCTCAGGTTCGTAAGCTGTGAAGACAGCGACCTCCGTCTGGCCGGTTCGGATTCGTACCTCGCAGAGGTCTTTCCTCGTTACCAGTGCCGTCACTATGACGGTTAAACAGATGACGATCAGGGCGATTAACATCGCCTTTTGCTGCTTCATAGCCTGCTTCTCCTTGACCTTTCGGTCCGTAAGAGGCTAATCTCTATGTGTCGCATAGATATGGCCTCAGATTAATGTTAAGCGTCTTGCAGGACGCGTAATGTTAACTGGGGCTTTTCTCTATCTGCCTTTTGGTGTTCATGCCTGAGACAGATAGCCTCAAGCACCCGCAGTCATTCTACTTAACTAAGATTTCCCCGCAAACCGTTTTTGTCCGGCACAGTAAATATCCAACTAAACCAATGGCGTTCGCTGTATTTACCGCCAGTATTCAATGCACATGACCGCCATGAACACCCCTAAAAAAAGGGCATTTATATGTCCAAACATTAATATCAAAACATCAACTTTTTCCATATACCTTGCTGTGAAGATGATGGGCATACATGATGCGAACAACCAGAACGCAACAAACAAAAACTGCAATGCGTTTTTCATTATTCCCCCTACAATCAATGTGCAATAACATTTAAACACACCTCAATTTAGCCGGACATATAAATATCTAAACCAGAAAAAATCACTTACATAGCGTTACAAACTCTTTAGTCTAAATATTCATCGTAAAACATTCCCCATACTTATCAGCCCGTTCTGCGCCAGGTAGCTCATTGCCTTATCTGGGAATCTGTAATCAGGTTTCCGGATGCTGGTGGATTTTCGCATTTTAGTTGTTCATAAAAGTGCACAGCTTTAACCAGTTCTTCTGATGTAACCGGGACTGGCGGGGCAGTGAATAAGGCCTGAATTTCATAGTTCGGCCTGTCGTTACAATCCTCTTTTTTCGGTACATATTTCCAGTCACCAGACCACTACTTCCCCTGAAAGTCCGTAACGCCTTTTTTTCACGTAGCGATATCGCCATGCCACTGTTTTTGCTTGCCCCGCCGTTTCATGCCCTTCCTGATAATTAACCTCGCTCATTCATCGCCCCACTCATCACAATATGCTTCGACCGGAGTTTTTCCTGCTTCATAATCATCACGCCATGCTTCAGCATCAGCAGCACTGCCACCACGTAACTCTGCATAGTCCATTAACAGTTCATGCCATTCTTCAAAACCGACGTTGTATTTAGTTGAACCAAAATCAGCCATTTTGTTCTTCCTCTTCGTCTTTTATTTCGTGATATGAGTAATTGCAGTAGTTAAAGAAAATATCTTTTGCTTCGTCATGTATTTCATCAGGCGTCGCATCATCATCCACTTCGAATTCATCCTCGAAATCTCCACCGGCTATTCCCGTTTCAATAATTATTTTAAACTTTCGCATTTAACTACCGCCCTTTCGGGCGGCCTCCTGATGTTCTGAGGGTGCAGAAATCCCTCCGGTTAAGGATTAAATTTTTAACAGAGCTAAATTTAATTATTCAGTTCTGGATTTTGTCGCCCTGCGTATCCGCGCTTTCGCGTTACGCTCAATCTGAATTAGCTTTTCTATATTTTTTCGCCTTTCCCGCTCCTCCTGACGCAAGAGCCTTACATCATCTGCCAGTCTGGTTTCTCTTTTCGCCACAGAGAGCATCCAGTCAAATGGTTCCACAACTGCACCGCAGATTTTACAGCGGACCTGACGCTCTTTTTCGTCAACCCGGACAGAGGCGTGATGACAATATGGTCTTTCCGATGGCTCATAAAGAAAATTAACCTGATTACGAGGGTCATCCTCTTTTACCGGAAATAAAACGATATTGCTTAACTCATCCTCTGGTTTTATTTCCATGCTCCTCTCCTTTGATGCGAATGCCAGCGGTAATTGAAGCCTGATAGCTAATTTCACTCACAGTACCGCCTCCTGAAAATTTAATGAACAATTCAATACGTTCTTTGGTAATAGTGGTCATGTGTTACTCCTTAACCCGCAGTGCTTTCAACTGATGAGGGGAACAAAATCTTTTCATCAAACCCTGCATTCATATCATGAACAGCAACACACCAATCCATCGACGAACGATTATCAAGAGCCTCCATGATTTCATCCATGCGGCGTAGGTCATACAGGTAAATGCTTTTATCGCCAATGGTGTAAAAGCCAATTTTTTTCGGTGATGGACAGCGATCAAGAACTTCCTGTAATTCGTTCAACCATGCCCGTTCTTTTTTTGTCAAAGTTGCCATATCAGTTTTCCTTATACGGATTAATTTTATTGTGCAGTGTGTTGAATGACGCCCATACCACGTCGTTATACAATTCAGTAACTGGCTCAATTATTTTCCCGATTGCCCAGACAAAAATTAGAGGGGATATCGGTATCATCAATACGATAAACAGAATGAGAAACAAAAATTCTGTCGCTCTACTTTTTTGCGGATATTCTTTTCTGAATAATGTAGTCATTTCTTACCGCCCTTTCGGGCGGCCTCCCGACATTAATCGTTGTGGTAACTCATGGCTTCATTTGCAGCATCAACCGGATCAACCTCCCACCAGCAATAATTTGGTGCGTTTCCTTCAGGTGTCCACGGTTCCAATTCATTTTTTGCCACATTCTCGTCGCCAGTAATTTTAAAAATCTGCTCAGAGAATTTTTTCACCCACTCGTTATATTTTTCAGTGTTAATAATTTTCTGTGTATTTGACATAGATATACCTCCAGTTAAGGATTAAATTTTATTTACAGTGCTGA